CTCTTTCATCTCTAGACGCTATCATGCATCTAGCATCTTATCCACACAGTTTCCTCCTCCTTGGGAACGTCAAAGAGGGCTTCCACGTCCATAATTAGGAAGTCTTTGTGTACTTTTAAAAGCTGTTTAACACTACGTTTCTCGAAAGTTAAAGTTCCACGATCGAGCTTGTTTGAAAGGTCGCCAAACATTGGATAAATCTCAGCCATCGAGTCTTTCTCGTTCTTAACGAGAGAAGATACAGACTCAGACACTGGGGCATAATATAATAATGCCTGCAACGATAAAACATCGAAATGTTTCATCATTTCCTTGTTGTGTCTCTTGAAGATAGTTGTTACCCTGCTAGCTATTAGCTCCGGTAAATCTTCCATGAGTTTGAGATAGATCTTTCCAATATTTTTGAAACGACCAATGATCCCCTCCTCAACAAGAAGCTTTCCAGAATCAACCTGTGTCATGTCCTTGCTACAATCCATCTTTCGACGATTAGTAATATAGCCAAAGTTTACATATGGTACTTTAACAACATTCCTTAAGGGTTTACCCCTATAGTAAGTGCTGTCAAAACGCCAAAGTTCACTATTGACTTGTAAAAACTTATCGTTGAAATAATTTTTGCCAACAGATGGATCAAAGCCAAAGACTTTGATAGTGTCCAACCAGGTCCGATAATGACTCCATTTAGTTAAAAACAGAATATCGTCCCCGTTAATTAGTACATCGTTCTTAGTTCCGCGAAACTCCCCAAAATCAAACTTCCTACTCGCATCTCGCTCTCTGGAGATGTGATAAGAGCAATAATTTGCAATGCAAAGGATAACAAATGAAACGACGTGTCCCATAAGCTGTCCGTTGGTCTGATAGAAATCTTCCACTTCATATTCATACGAAGCGTCAACTGGATCGTCATACTTAGGTAAGACGGTTTTTGTTTGTACGATTTCCATGTTCATGAGAGAGGTTTCCAGATTCCAGCCGAGCATAAAATCCCCAGTATCTCGAAGTATCACGTCCCGAATTTCTCGAACAATTGTTCTTGAAATATCGGCATGCAATAAATCGGTCGCCTGAGAATAGTCTCCCGACGCGAACCCGTATCCCGCCTCCCAATGCATCGCAATCCTCTCAATTAAAGTTCTATCAAGAGGTTGTCCTATCAGCTCAAAATGGCCGCTAGAATGTTTGTGTAAGTGACTAAATAAAGACTTTTGGATTTTGTGAAGTCTTACGTGAAGCCCAGCGCTTGGTTTGGTGATCATCCGAACCTTCATTGGCTCAAGAATGCACGCTGGTGCAGCTCTAAGGTTTTGTTCAGAATTAGGTTTATTAGGATAAACCTCGGTCATGTCGTAAAGGTACAATGGATGGCATTTATGAATAGCTATTGGTTGCACGAACCTTTTAGCTTCGGTGATGTATCCCATCAACTCGAAACTACTAGGTTCGTACTCCCAATTCTCGCCATAAATATCCTCCATCGCCCCTCCGATATTACCGCCCCTCGAATAATTAAATTCAAGAGTGGACGATGCGCTCTGCGACATCGATTCCTTCCAATCCTTAGGTATCCTCCATCCCTGGAGAATTTCACGTGTGAGCCGAGACACCCGATCAAGGGTTCCTTCGTCTACGGTCACTTCTTTAGTAAGAGCAGCACGGTGCTTATTCAAGGTCTTTTGCACAATGGAAGGAGCACATGGAAGTAGTCCCCTTTTAAAACCCTGAAAGAGTGTATTCATTATCACTTGATTCTTAAACCTTCTTCTTCCTGAATCATTCATGAAGAACTTGAACTGCCGAGAGATCTGCTTAGGAAACATTTTGTAACCTAAGTGGGTCTCTGGACCCCCAATAGGTGGAAGTTCTTGCCAAAAATCATTGAAAATTACATTGGTTGCATATTTAAATTGAGGTATGATCTCATCGATCACATTCAATAAAAAATATAAACCAAGGTATTTTTCTTTATTTTTGAGAGAAATTTCCACTCCTATTATCTCGGCGAGTTCAGACACGCGACGAAAGTAATCACGTGCCATTCCCCATCTAGAATCAACGAACTTTTGAGCCCATTGACCCCAGGTATAATGAACACACTTACCCTTCTTACAAATGTGAGAATCGCATCCCTCAACAGGAATACAATATAGATAAGGTGCTAGATGTTTGAAAACATCGATGGAAC